GTTCTAAAAGGTTTATTTAGTTTTACTTTGCGTCCTTGGTATTCTTCTGCTTTGCCAATATAGATAAGAATCGTGCCGTCTTTTTCATAGTATCCGCGACGGTTATAAGTGTAGATTTCTCCAGTTTTTGGGTCTTTATATTCATAAGAGCCTTCTTCCATATCCATCGTATCTTCTGTTTCAGATGGTTCATCTACCTCATCTTCTTTGTCTGTATATTCATCTTCATACTTTCCCGGCTCATAATATTTTACAAAGTCATAAACATTTTGTACGTATATTTCTGCCTTGGAAATCATATCCTTTGTCCAATCTTGAAACTCAACTGGTATATTCATTGATTGTAAACTGGCAACTATTTCCATTAGCTGGTCGTGCATCTTTTGTAGTTGCTCTATGGCCATTTCGCTATCGTCACCAGACTGTGCTTTTTTCCAAGACTTAGGGTCTGGGCGGTCTGGATCGCCGCGTTTTGCTGGCTTATAGTTTTTGCCTTCTCGCTCTTTTTTCTTTCTTATATTTTCCCACAGTCCCGGCTTTTCGGCAGCAATATCAAATTCTTCAACTTCTTCTTCAAAGTCTACATATTCTGCTTCTGTTGGGATGTATAAATTATCTTCATTTAATTCTTCTTCATATCCCATAGTTTCAAAATTTAATCTGAAATCAGCAGCCTCTACGCAATCACAATCTGCTGTCGTTTGATCTAAGCAAACCGCTACTCTTTGTTTGGAGTCTGGATAATCCTTTTTCATTACCTCGTTACTCATGCAGCGAGAAACAAACTGTGTTTTATCTTCATCTTTTTTTCTTTGGGGAATGGGCATAATTGTCTCCTAGTTTAATACTTTTTCGATAGCGGATTGTAAAATACTTTTTACGCTACCGGCTGGAATTCGTTCTGAAAAATACTTTTGAATATCTTGTATCATTGTATGGTTTGGGTCTTTGGTTATTTCTAGCCAACCAACAAAGTAGTTCCAAATTCTATCTTCTAATATTAGTGGGTACTTAACACCGTTTGGTCTTCCGAATCTATGATTCCATTTCAAAGACGGTAGGCATATGTTTCTACCTCCCCACTCTTTGAACTTTGCTGCTATGTATCCTTCTTCTGCACCAAAGCCTCTAAAATGTGGATTAATGCCTTTCCAAGCAGACTTTTCAAATGCTAATAATCCCATACCCTGCATCTCAATTTCAAAAGGATCGCCCTTATCATATGCTAATTTATTTGTTTGCCAAGTGCCATACATGTCTCCGCTCCACTTTTGATCAAAGTGTGTTGATATATTTATTAAATCATCATACCATAGCGGGCCTTGTATTAAGTCTTTGCAGTCTGGATTATTTGCAAAGTAATCTATTAATGACGATATTGCGTTTGGCTCTAGAATAACGTGGCAATCCATTATAAGAACATATTTACCATCAGCATTATCTACTGTTTTGTATTTATTAAAAGAGCTAGGCACTCCATGATATGGAATATACTTTCCTCTAGCTTGATTTTCTATAAATGACTTACACGCTTTGCCGTGTTCGCTGTTTGGGTTGCCGTCTAAAACCATAAACTGAACAGCGTCAGTTCTACACAACTGATGGTAAATTCTCAATGACTGTACGGAGAAAAACACTCCATCATAATCATCATAAGTAGCCATAGCAATAGTTAGTAATTTATCAGACATTTTTACCTCTTAGCCGGGAGCAGAATAAAACCCTATCTCAAAACCATCCTTGGTGCAATCCTTTATGGTCTGCTCCATCCCTTTGGTTTTTAAGCTATTCTCTATGTATATACACATGTTTTGGTCGGTTTCGGGCCATTTATGCTTGCAATAGTGGCATAATTTGGTGCATTTCCAATTCTCTCTATTTTGTGAAATAGGTCGTGGAGTATTGTTATTTTTGATGTCTGCAAACTTATCTTTTAACATATCCAAAAAGCGTTTTTGGTCAGATTTATCAAAACACATGGAAAATGGGCCACCGTCTTTAATGAAAAAGATACTCATTATTGCCTGTTGATAGTCTGGAAATAGCTTGGAAATTGCGTAATTATATAGCAATAGTTGTGGGTCAGAACATAACTTTTCATAAGTTTTTTCTTCTCCCGTAGCCCAATCTAGACGCCTTCCGGTTTTCCAATCTATAACTTCAATAATTCCATCTGCGGTTTCTGTTACAAGGTCAATAGTTCCTTTAATCGCTAATTGTCCAGCAACCTTTTTGCCATCAACTTCGTATTCATAAAATGCCCAATCTTCATCGATTGGTATATCGAAGTGAGGCTCTGCTGCTACTATGTTTCTATATCTAGGATCAAACTGTCCATCGTTGTAATTCAACGTGTCCCAAACAAGCTTAAGACAAGTCTCCTTATCCCCCTTGGTGAAACTATTCTTAGAGTCTTTAGTATAAAAGGTAAAACTCTTTTGTAATATATCTTCTACTAGCTCTTTTGTAAATAGTTCTGACTTCTTAATTTTGATATCGCCCAAAGCGTCATCATTAATTGCTAGCGTGGCTTTCTTTGGATTATCTTGCTGATATTTTTTAAACCTAGCCAAAGTTTCCATGACTTTATGAACTATGGTGCCAAGCTCTGCCTTCTTTCCGCTGTCTGGTTGATGACCCAGTACGTAGGTTATAAAATACTGCATTTGACAGTATGAATAATTATTGTAGCTAGAGGATCGTATATAGGTTACAAGCATATTAACTCCATAGCATGGTGTTTGTTTTTAGCGTTTCGCACAATTCTTCTAGCGACATGTTCTGATTATCAATTACTACATCAAATTTATTCCAATCGAATGATTCTTTGTCTAGAGCCTTTTCTGCTTCTGCGTCACTATTAAAAATATCTCTGGTCAATCTTATTACTATTCCACCCTCATCCTTAATAGCATCTACTTCGTTTGGGAATCTTACGTCTGGAACTATAGATAGTTCCGAACCCTCTGAAATCATTCTATTAAGAGAAAATCTAGCCCAAGCATCGTTTTTTATTTTTCTAACAATCTTTGTACCAAAATGCTCTAAGAATTCTCTTACTGTTGGCTTGCCAGACTTTTTGTTACTAAGCGGAATATTCTTCCATTCCAATTCTGTTTCCATATTTTTATCTTCATTTGATCCATAAACATGCTTTGGATTAAGACCGAATAGGTTTATAGCCATATCTTTTAGCGGATCAGCAAAATGATAAAGTTTAATATATGGCCACAGTTCCTTTTCGGCATACTCAACAAATGCGCCATCTTTTCTAGTAACGTCAAAGATTCCATAACCATTTGCACCATTAGAATCTTCTGTATTAATGACTAGCTGACCTTCTTCATCTATATAAAAGTCATGTACCATCTGTCTAGTTTTTAACACGCAGCCATTTATATAATTGGCCACAGTATTCTTACCGGCTTGCTTTCTACCAGATATGCCTATGATTTTCATACTCTTAATCCCTTTATTTGTGGAAATATATTATCTTTGATTTGATCTATTGTCATGTCGCCAATATCTTTGGTGGTAAGTTTGGGAAAACTTAATTTATATGATCTATGTAGTTGGCGTTGTAGCTGAGTCTTAGATTCTCTACCGGCTTGATCATTATCTGTTAGTACTATGATATGCGTAACTGGCATTTTATACAGTTTTGATTCTTGTTCTTTGCTAAGAGTTTTGCCAAAAAGGCTCATAGCGTTATGTATTCCAGCCTCGTAAAGTTTCCACACATCTCCCTGTCCCTCTACTAAAAACAAATATCCAGTTTCTTCTACGCTTTTAATTGCTCTATGATAGTTGTAGAAAAAATCAACCTTGTTGAAACCTTTTGGGTATAATAAGAATTTAGGTGTTTTATATTCTTTGATTGACCTTCCAATAAGACCAACCATTATTTCTCCAGAATCGTCATGAATCGGAATAATGGCACGGTCATACATTTTAGAGTTTGTATTTGAACAATCTCCAACTCCAAAATACTCTAGGGTCTTAGGATCAAATCCTCTATTAATAAAGTATTCTGATGGACATTTTAATTGCTCAATTGCAACCGGGGCATAATTTTTGCTAACAACTGTCTCGTTAAACATCGCCACAAGCGTCTGGAAGTCATTAGGCTGGCTTCCTTCTGGCATTGCTGTCGTTGGACCCTGTTTGACATTAATTAAATCACAGGCCCATTTTAACGCCCCGCCAAAGCCAACATCTGTGCCTTCTTGGCTTGACAATGCTCCACGAATTAGTCCAAATATATCATTTCTATATTGGTGCTGACAATCTCTAGTCCAACACTTCCATATGCCTTTGTCTACAGAAAATGAAAATGCTCTTGGATTATCGCTAGATTCATGAACCGGACAGGTTGAATATATATTATCACCAAAGACTTCGTATTTCATACCAAGCTTGGAAAAAACTAATTCAGCTTTATTATTCAGCGTTTTCTTGATCGTTTGTAATTCCATTGATTGCTATCTTTGTGAGAGATTCTGAGTCAATCAATCCAGTGTCGCCCACTGGTTGATTCTTAAATTCATTGCGTGTCTTTAGTTCTTTTAGCTTGGCGTGTGCGCCCTGCATAATCATATTAATATAATCCCCATCATCTAGACCGCCGCCGTGTCGAGCAACGATTGGCACTAGTTTTCTATTACCAGCATTTGGACCATCTTCTGCTAGTTCTTCTGGAGATTTGATTTTGAAAATTGAGAATGATGTACATAGCCAAATTAGTCTATCTGAACCGCTTACGGCGTCTGTGCTTTCCTTGGTGATGCCGTCACGATTTAACTGTACGAAAGATAAGCATGGTATATCTAGCTTAACACAAAGATTATGTAAAGAAGTGATCTGAAAACCTAAAGCTTGATACTCTTGGATATTATGTGTTATTGAGCTAGATGACATTAGCTTAAGATAATCATATATAATTACACAGTCATTTGTCTTGCCAGTGCCGTCTACTTTTACCTCTTGTACAACCCACCTCTTTATAAGATTTAAGATTTGTTCAAATGGTTTTCCAGCAACGCTTACGTAAGAATATGGAATGTTTTGTAACTTAGTAACCGCTTCTTGGACTTTATCTAGCTTTTCCGAATCGTCTACGAATTTTCCTGTAGCAATCTCATTAATCGGGACTCCGCTGATATTTGCTAATAGTCTATTTAAATGGTCTTCTTTGCTCATTTCCGTATCAAGCATTAGAACGGGAACTCCACCAGTGGCCACATTAAGGGCCACATTGTCCGCAAATACTGACTTGCCAACCTTTGGTCTGGCAGAAACAAGATCAACACACTTTCTTCTTAGACCGCCACCAATTGCGGTGTCATATCTATTAAACCCTGTGGGGATGCCAATAATATCGCACTTATTATCCTGTAGGAATTGAACATATTGATCAATGTCTTTTCCTATTTTTTCTGGAGTGTCTCCACCGTCATCTTCTCTGAGGAATTCTGTGACGGGATTTTCTAGAATCTGTATAATTTCATTAATAGATTCTGAGCCAGTAACGTCATCAACATCTTTATGAATTTTAGATGTGAGTTTCTTGATCTTGCGGGCAAATTCAAACTTCTTTATCTGGATGGCGAAACTAAATATATTTTCTTTACTAACTGGAAAGTCTAATAAAGATTTAATGTATTTCAGTTCTTGTGGAGTATTAATACTCTCTGATAAATTGAGTTGATTAGCGGCAGATAATAATGATGTAATATCTACCTTTTGGTCGTTTTGTATTACCTTCTCTACGCACTTATATATAATCTGATTATTAGCATGACCAAAAGATTCATGAGTAACTAAATCGGATATAGATACGTAACCGTCCAGACCGTACTGCATTAGTCCAGCTAATACCGCACGTTCAGAGCCTATGTCAGTTAGTTTTGTTTCCATTATTTCCCCGTGCATCGACTACAACGATGATATTCTCCATAAACATATCTTGGGTCTGTCTTAAAAGACCTACCACAAATACTGCATTCAACATCTAATTTTTTACTTGCCTCTCTGGTTCTTGGTGTTCTAGCCCCATATTTTGTTTCTATGTGTTTATCTTCACCTTCGTCAACCCACTCGTTCTTTCTAGCTTTCACTGGTTCTCTTCTCCTACTATTAGACTCTGCCTTATTAACTACAAAGTTTTCATTCACCGTGGCAGATGGGGTGGATGGTTTTTTATTTTGTTTTGGTTTTGGTGTTTTTGGAGAATCTGGCTTCTTTGCTGCTGGCGACTGAGATGTTAAAGATTCTACTAATTTCTTCTTTTGTTCATCAGATAAAGATGACAGAAATTCATCAAAATTACTCATTGTCTTTTTCCTTTCTCTAGTAATATATCAGCTTTTCTCTTTAGCTCGTACACCTTGCCATCTAATGATTGTAGGCGTGACTCAGCAATTTTCAACATTTGGTCTACTTTAGTTGCATATGAATTATTTTGAACAACTGACTGTCGCTTTACTTCATGTTTAGTATATTGACTGAACTCATGATTATTATCCACAACAAGTTTCTCAATTTGATCGTTACACCAGTTAAACACAACCTTGTTTTTATTTATCTCATCTTGAATATATGTTGAGTAACTATATAGTATATAGGCCGTATCAAACGCTTCCTGCTGTGTCATCTTTCTTAACTCGTCCAAACATAGATTGGATGCTAGCAAATATTCTTCTTTAAAAGAAGAGAATTTAACATTGGTTAGATTGATATAGTCATCAATTTGAGCAATATGTGCTGCTAATTTTTCAGATGCCTTTAATGTGTTTTCTCCACTCATCGTCACTTTCTGAATATTTTAATGTAATTAGTTCAATACTATTTAGTTCACACCACTGAATCTTATCTTCGTCGCGGCCCTGAGACTTAATGAAATCTGCTTTGCTTTTATGAAAAAACTCACAGTATTCATAGTGCTGTTGACCGTGTACCTCAAAACCCTTTTTAATCGACGGTACGTAAAAGTCAAGATACAGAACTGATTTTCTGTGAAGTGACGTACTTCCCGGCAATTTTACTTCTTCTAATATTCTATAGCTATTATAGATTTCTTTTAGCAAATTTCTAGCACGTAGATGGTATTTAGATCGTTTGCGTGTGTCATCATAAAATACATCATACTTTGTGAGGTTCCACGTATATTCTCTACCATTAATTCCTACAACTTTCAATTTAGCTCCTTGATCTTTTCATATATAAAGTCGGCAATCTTTGGATTTGTGTTTAGGAAATCCGCAACAGCATTTACGCCTTGAAACTTTAGCGCTTTTTCTATTTCTTCCACAGTATTAGCACCCTTGGTAGACAAGTAGTTTTTAATAGTTTCATGCTCTGGTTGATCTGCGGCACATGATATTGTATACCAAGCACCAGCGGCTTTAATCAATCTAAACTCACATGCTATTTGTATAATTTCTTGTACTTCATCAACCCCAACTCCATACCTAATCCACCCTTCTGCTGTGCTATTTGGCTTACCGCCAGCACATGAAGTCTTTACGTTCCAATTAGCAATTTGACCAACGTGTGTGCCAGTGTCTTTTGGCACTTGCCACTTTCCCCTGTGGGTAATGACCATGTTGGTTCCTGCTTGGTATTGTAACATATTACCACAATCTGCCATCTTTTGTGGAGCGTATGGTGATCCTCCAGTATTAGCAATATTGTGTGTGATACAAATAAGTATAGTTTTGTTCTTCATTAGCGTTCCGCTAATTCTTTTGAAGAACATGGATAGTAATCTTGGAAGTGCATTTCTAACGCCCGTTCTCACTTCACCCTCAAGTTCTACCGCAGGAACCATGTTGGATAAAGAATCTGCTATGATTAAACAGCCGGGATCATTGTTGATATAGTATTCTATAATATTGAGAAAATCTTCTGCTGATAAGACTCGCTCATCTGTAGACTCAATTATCAATATATCATCTGATTTTAAGTCTTTTATTCCATCGAAGTTGTGCTTTGCTAATCTACCCTCTGTGTTTAGATAGATTACCCTCTTGCCCTTTTTCTGGCACTTAACAGCAAAGTGTAGGGCGGTTGTTGTTTTGCCGCTTTTTGGATCACCTGTCATTACAACGACCGACCCCTCTCTTAGACCGCCACCAAGAGCTATATCTAGTGCTGGAGATAGCCCAACAAGTTGTAGATTATTTATGTTGGCTAGAACTTCCGTGCCACTTCTAACTACATCTCCATACTTGGTTACAACATTATTGCTAACCATATCTTCACTAAACTTGTTTGCTTTCTTAACTTTACTCATAGGTTCCTCAACTGGTTCATGGTAGTCCTCTTTGTATTATAGCTCTGTGTGCCTCTAGTTTCAAGCTTAGAAGTTTGAGTTTCTTCAATTTCTAGATTCACATCAATTTTATTATTAGATTCTTCAATTTGTTTTTGGTGTTTTGCTATTACTTTTTCTGCTTCTGGATTGACTTTATATCCCCTGCCATTTTGTATGCCAAGGACTAATAGTCTATCAAAGTCTTTAGATTTAATAGCACTTAATATAGCTTCTTCGCTATACTTTTTCTTTAGTTGTATAGCGGCCCCATATTGCTTTTTCCAAAGCCAGTGTAGAGGATCGCCCTTGGTCCAGAATTTATACGAGGGCTTTCCTAAATTCAATCTTTCAGAACGTCGCAATACTATATACTCAGCAACATAAGCCTCAAACGTACAATATTCACCGGTATGAATATGCTTATATTTATGAGACTCTGACCACTGCTTTTGACAATCTCTATTAAATAGTTCTGGTTTTGGTTTCTTGGGTTTCATAATTCAAAATTAATGCTTCCTTAAAGCAATCTTCAACGTTTGTTTCGTCTTTAATTTCCGAGATTAGCTCTGGTGTTACCCAAAGCTCTTTCTTCAAAACTGTTCCATATAGCTTACCAATGGTAATAGACTGTCTGCTATTTTCGCCCATCATGCCAATAATAGAGCGTATCAAGTATACACCATCAGTATCCACCGTGTCAACCTCAACATAGTTAGATCGGTATTGTAGGCCGACCTTGTTCACTTTTAATTTTTGTTTTTCACATAGTGGCTTAAGTTCTAACCAAGATTCATGATCTGGAAGATAATAGTCTATCCCGCTAGATAGGGTGACTCTGATCCAAACCTTATATTTGTCCTTGCGATATTCTTGAAGCCATTGATCGTGCGTATTAATAAACATAGTATCTTTCATTATTTAATATTACAATACCAGCATAGTTCTTGTTCTAATATATCCAAATTTGATAATATATCTTTTACAGCCATTTTTACACCAGCTTGATTATAATCATGCCCACCAATTATTCCACCAGTTTTTATTTTAGGTAGCCATGCATTTATATCATTTATTACACAGTCATAATCATGACAAGCATCTATAAAAACAATGTCGATAGTTTTGTCACCATAAAGCTTGCTTGCTTCTATGGATTCTTTTTTGATTGGATGAATCACATGCTTAACCGGCTCTATGTTTGATAAAAATAACTCATATACAGAATTATTCTTAGCGTATTGATCATCACTATAGTGCGTAGGATCAAACTTGTCCCATTGATCTATGCAATCAAGTCTAATGTTTTTTTTAGAGTTTATAATTTCTACAGCCATATAGGCCGCACTTTTGCCTTTCCAAGAGCCTACTTCAACTATATGTCCACCGTTTGGAACGTTATTTACAAAATATGAATATAATTTTGGAAAAGTAAACCAATCCTGACCAAACTGTGGTAGGTGATATATGTGCTTAAAATTCATGCGTTATCTTAATAATGAGTCAATTGCTCTAACGTCTGTTCTTTGATAAATATGCGGATAACTCCAAGCACTTCTTAACTTGAATATATCTATTATATGATTCCATTGCCAATCTGATGGATGTTTAAAATCACAATACTCTTCATAGATTCTTAATGCTAATTTTGAATGAAGCATATAACAGTGTGATAGTCTTGCGTTTGTTCTAGAATTAATTAAAATGCTAGATATCTTTGTTTTGCGCATATCACATCTATGATTTGGGCTAGAGCCTATCCATAAAACATCTATATTATTCTTTTCTACTAAATCTTTAAACTCATAAGCAATATCATTAAATTTAAAATTGACACTTTGTATATCATCCTCAAATATGATAGCGTAATCATTAATTTCGCATATTTTTTTTAATGCCAATGAGTGTTTTAGCAAAAGAGATATTTCTCCATTGTTCAAAATTCCATTCTTTGCAGCATGTTTAGATTTTATTTTTTGACTAAACTGTGCCACTTCTTCGCATGTGGGTAAAAAATCTTCTATCCACTCAACTTTTATGTCTTGCTGCTCAAAAAAAATTTCAAGATATTGTTTTCTTTCTACAGCTGGCGTGTGGTGTAAGCAATAATATTTCATATTTTTTCAAACACTAACAATGTTTTTGTCCACTTTGCCACCGTTATTGCTCTTAAATATTCAGACAGTAGAGAATTAAATCTAAAATTTAAAGACTCTATTTTATCTATCCAATATTCTGCGTTTTGCTCGTTGACATGATGATATCCCCCTTGACCCGGAAGAGCATGTGTCAAAAATATTTTATCCACATATTTCATCGTAGCTAGAAAATTGTCTATATATTTTTCTTCTACGTGTTCCACAAATTCGCAACACCACGCGGCGTCATATCTTTTGTTTGGAATATATTCTTTTTGAGTATAGTCGTGCAATATTAATTTATTTTTAATTGGACTATTATTTATTGCTTTTGTGCTTCCTTCTATTCCTAAAACGTCACACCCTTTATCAAAAAAATATTTGGTAGAGTATCCTTCTCCACACCCTATGTCTATAATAGACTTAATATTATTATCTATCATCCAATCCCAAGTTTCGGTGGCGTATGTATTTTTATCTCCACCAACTACATATCCACCAAGATAATATTTTGAGTCAATTCCAAACATACTTATATCAAACTTTTTTAACAACAGTTACGCAGGCTTCTGTCTTTGGTGGAAGTTTTCGCTTACGCACAACGTCGCCCATAGTAGAGGCATTTTCTGTCATTACCACAGAACCCTTAGTTCTAGCAAACTGATCGCTTGCTGTCAATGGCTTTGATGCAAATTCTTTTTGTGCTTTTGTTACGCATCTCTCAATAGATTTAATGCCACGATCTAAATCAGTAGCAATGTCGTGTATGTCCTTACCAAGCTTAACGTGTTCTTGAATATAAAACACTTCAACCTTGCTTAGTGGTCCCTTTTTATTAGCCATTGATAAAGCTCCTTTGCGCTCTAGTATAATACAGAGAGTTTTTTGTCCTTAGATACATAATATAATAATCAAATGTTTGGCGAGAAACTTGTTTGAGTTCTGTTCTTCTCCAAATATCTCTTCTGGCTTCTGGACCCATTGGGTCTAGTGGGATATTATTATAAGTTCTTAATAGGTACTGATGTTGAAACTCGCCCTTCCCAATATCAATCTCAAGATTCTTAGCGAATACTTTATCTTCACTATTGCTAGTCAAGACTCCCTTTTCATTAAAAACGTGTTGAACCGACTTTTTCTCTAAATCGCTTTTAGTAAGCTGCTCAATAAATTTCATTTTTCACCTGTCATAATATACTTGTTTTTTTGATCCACTGTCATTTTACTGATTTCTTTTTTGGAAGCACTTCCAAACATTGACAATGGAGATTCTTCTTTTGGTTTATTTTCAACGCCCCTATTTTCAATCTCAGAACGCTGATAGTGTCCCATCTGTGACCAATTTTTGTCAGCTATTTGGCCTATAGTTTTTGAGTCCTTCATGAACGAACCTAGCCCACCATATATTACTCTACGGAGGGTGTCCTTTCCACAGTTGGGACATTTTACCAAAGCATTGTCTTTTATGGATTGGTACACATCAGCCATTTCGTGCGAACAGCTATCGCACTTATAATCGTACAGCATATTTCCTCAAGATTCTAAAGCGTGTAAAACTGCTCCTAGTATTCCATTTCTTTGAATATCATGGTAATCTAGTCCACAAATTCCTATGCCATTAATGTCTTTAAGCTTATTTAAACAATAACTTAATCCACTAGAGTCATATAAATCTGTTTGCTTAGTATCGCCATTGATCATGACCTTTGAATGTTCGCCCATTCTGGTTATGAACATTTTTATTTGTTCAAGTGTACAGTTTTGGGCTTCGTCTAAAATCATGTAAGAGTTATGAAAAGTTGATCCCCTCATGGTTTCTAAGGGTTCAAATCTTATCCTTCTCGTATTATAATAGAGTCCAAACTTGTCTCTTCCAAGGAAATATTTTAAATTTTCTTCCATTGGTTGAAGATAGGGCTTAATCTTGTCTCCTAATTCTCCGGGTAATGATCCTATGTCTTTACCAGTGCAAACTAGGGGGCGAGTTACTATTATGGTGTCAATCTTGTCTTTCATTAAATGTTCAGCAGCTATACCAGCGGCAATGAAAGATTTGCCCGTTCCAGATGGTCCGGTGCAAAAAGTTATATCGTTCTCTATAATAGAACAAATATATTCTTTCTGATTTTCTGTTTTAGCTACTAAAACGTTGGGTTTAGGTTGTGTTTTATTCTTTTTGTTTTTCTTCGGGTTGTTATAGGCCGCTGCTGCCAAAGCGATTTTCTCCTCGTTGCGAGGAACCTAACGTTGAATGGACCTCCAATTTTACGCGAGGAACCTCTTGGAATATAATCTGAGCGATTCTATCCCCGATATGTACTACAACATTTTCATCAGAAGTGTTATAAAGACATACCATTATCTCTCCTCTATATCCACAATCCACCACGCCCGCCAAAACATCTATGCCTTGCTTAACTGATAGGCCCGATCTGGGCCAAATTAAACCAGCCATATGTTCTGGCATCTCTAGTGCTATCCCGGTGCTGACAGTCTTACGTTGTTTTGCTGGAATAACGGTTTCTACGGTTGAATATAAATCACAACCAGCGTCATTCATGTTAGCCTTGGTGGGGGTTTTGGCTAGCTCATTTAATAATGAGACTTTAATTAAATCATAATCTTCAGTCCAATCATGGGATACTGGTAAAACGTAATAGTGAGGGTGCAACGTCATAATTTCATTTCTCCTAAATCCATGTCCTCTAAATCATTTTTACTAGCACCAATTTTATATGAAGTAATTTCGTGTTCCTGTGGTGCCACCTGTACAGATTCGCTATTCATCCACGGGTCAGTCCATCCAGATATTGGGTTTTTGCATCCCTTATCGTATGGTAAACCAATAGTTTTTCTTCGGCTCATACATAGCCAATCAACATAATCTGCCATTACTTTTTCATTTAAGCCAATAATAGAACCATCTTTGAAGAGATATTCAGCCCAAGCCTTTTCTTCATTTGCAGCTGACTCAAACATTGCTATAGCATCTTCTTCGCACTCTTCTGCTATCTTTACGAAACCCTCATCGGGATTGTTTCGAAGAATCTTAATAATCTCTTGAGTATTATATAGATGAAGTGCTTCGTCACGCTTAATAAGTTTGATGATGTCGGCATTGCCAATCATTTTCTTATTTTCGGCAAAAGCAAATGAGCAGATAAATGACACATAAAATCTAACTGCCTCTAGAATATTAACGCTAATAAGAGTTAGGTAAATCTGCCTTTTAATATCTTTAGGTTTGCCAGAATGTCCTATATCTCGTAAAGCGTTGTACTCTTTGACTGCTACGTTAGCTCTTTTAAGTATTTCTTTGTCTGTTAGACAACTGTCTAATATCTCACTAGGATTGTTATAAACATTTTTAATGATATATGTGTAACTATAGCTGTGAATTTGTTCGAAAAATTGCCACACATTCATACAGGCTTCTAATTCTGGATTAGAAACATATTGTGTTAATGTGGGAACTCCACGACAGATAACGCTGTCCATCACTGTCTGATACTTAAGATTAGAAGTAAAAATAAAACGTTCATTCTCTGACATTATATCGTCATTCTTGAAATCGTTTCTATCTTTCTTCAATTCAATTTCTTCTGGACGCCAAAAGAATTCAAGTTGCTTCTTATAGAGATCAAAAAATACAGGATATTTAAACTTATCATATCGCTGTAGAGATAAGTCTTCTCCTAAAAATAGCGGTTGTGTTAAGTAGTCAACATTATTCTTATTCAATATTGTTTTCATTTTTATATCCTATACATTATGGTGTCTGCTGCTGATTCTCTTATATTATTATAACCCAAATCTATTGCCATATTCTTGATTTTTACATAATCTATTTTTGGATATAGACCATTATTTTCGAAATGAATAATCTTTGGTAGTGGATAATTTCTCATTTTACAATCGCTCAAATAATCTTCTAATATAACTGCGTCATGGCCCTCAGTATCTATTTTAAGTAAATTGAACGATGTTATGCCGTGTTCGTCTATTATAGTAGAAAGTTTTTTTGTTTCCACCGTATTTTTTTGTACTAGTGAAGATGGAAGTTTCATTTCTTTTAATACTCTTGCAACGCCAGCATGTATACTATTAACAGAATTTGAACCAATGAACCACCAAGGTAAAGAATATTGATTAATATTTTCCTGTGTTACGTAGTAAATATCAATAACTCCACATTTATTTGATATGGCCAAATTTATTTTTTTTACATTTGATTTATTTGGTAATTGATCTAATAGGTGTTTTAATGGCTCTATAGATATTCCGGTTTCATTATCGGATACTCTTTGTATTAAGCTATCAAAATTTGACGTACCTATCTCAATAAAATCGATGTGCATATTTACTTTTAGTTGTCTTTAAGTGGCCCATTCGCTACCCAAGCATCGCATGTGCGACTACCCGCACATTTAAAATCAAATAATTCACAATATCCTAAATCTGCTAAGTCTATTATTTCTTTGGCTTCTCCATCTTCTTTTGGATCAATACCAATAGAAATACAATCTAACATTTTTTGCTTGATTACAAACGCCGCACAGTTAGAACATCTCATAGTCTTAGCAACCTCAACAGATGTTTTAAATTGATCGGCTTTCTTCTGCCAATATTCTTCATCGCTAAGATTGGGGTTCGCTGGGCCATAGTTTGCAATGTTTATACAGCTTTGTCTATTCTCAAGATTTAGTTGTACATCTTGAGTTGCTGGTGGACATTCAACTTGAGCATTTAGACGAGATAAAATATCAAGGTTGCGGTTATTTAATATGGGATTCATATTCTTTTCTCCTAGTGATGGCGTCATTAATATTTGTAAAAAATCCTAATTCTTTTCTTTTGCCATCTATTTGTATTCTTGCTTGCCACTTTTGTCTCTTTTTATTCCACGCAATTCCTCTATGTTTGGAGATATCTTCCAAAATATTTCTCCGGTTTTAGGATTGTATTCTAATAAGTCTTTTATATTAGATTGCACACGATCCTCCAGAACAAGTTTCAGATAACATGTCTTTTTCTGTATTCCCATCAGAGTCGGGCGTGTTGCAGTAATAAAAGTTCTTTATACCATATCTATACCCATATAATTGATCTTTGATTAAAATACTCAAGGGGATATTTCCTTCTGGATAATGAGAATAATTATAGTATAGATTAACACTAATACTCATGTCTACAAATTTTTGCAATGTGGCACAAATATTAAGTATGGCCTTATTGTTTTCCATTTCCCAAGCTAAAGTATAGTAGTTTTTACGAGACATATAGTTTGGCACTAGCTGCTTTAAAATGCCATTCTTAGCCTTCTTGTAAGACATTAGGTTCCTGACAGGTTCTATGCCATTAGTGCTGTTCTGGATGACGCTAGAGGACTCACAGGGCATTATGGCGGTTAGGGTAGAGTGCCTTAGTCCGTAGGTTTTTATTCTTGATCTAAGACCTTCCCAATCCATAGTATACTCTGGCTTAACTAGTTCGTCAACTGATTTTTTGTACCAATCTATCGGCAACAAACCTTGGGCATATTTTGTTTCATTAAACTTGGAGCATGGCCCCTTGATCTCAGCCAATTTGCAAGATTCATTGAGCAAATACCACTGAATTTTTTCCATAGTTTCATGAACTAATTTTAGCGTATCTGGATCATCATATTTGAGTTTATTTTTAGCAAGATATGCTGCAAAATTAGTGATCCCTATACCAAGCGATCTTCTATTTTTGGTAAAATTCTCACCAGCAACAATTGGATAGTCTTGGTAATCAATAATATATTCTAAAGTACGAACAGCAACTGAACATGCTTTTTCAGTATCTTTGTCATCTTCAAGTTCTAGTAAGTTTAGTGCCGATAAAATACAAATTCCAATCTCTCCCTCTTTATCGTCAATAGATGAAATTGGTTTAGTTGGGTGAATTATTTCCTGACACAAATTACTCATATATACTGGAGTAAGCCACGACCCGTGTTCGTTAGCGTTGTCAATATTCATAACATATATGCGGCCAGTTTCTAATCTTTCTTTAGCAAATATTTCTGCTAACTTTCTAGCACTAATCTTTTTCTTCATTTTAACATAGCGGCTATTCTCATATTTTTCATATAGCTTTTTAAAGTCTTCATTATCATTCATGGAGCTATAAAGACCGCCCGTTTCTTCTGGGCTAAACAAAGTAATATCTTCATTCTTAATTAGACGTTCATAAAACAGCTTATTAAACTGTATAGAATAGTCTAGCTTTCTCACCCTATTATCGTCAGTTCCAGCATTGTTCTTTAATGCTACAACGTCTTCTATTTCATAATGCCAAAATGGAATGTGTACGGTGGCAGAGCCGCCGCGAATACCATTCTGACTAGTAGCCTTAACTGTTGATTCAAATATCTTTAAGTATGGGATAAGACCAGTATGTATAACCTCGCCGCCTCTAATGCTAGAATTAATGGGGCGAATTCTACCCATATTTAAACCTATTCCTGCTCGTCGTGCTGTGTATTTGCCAACGGCATGAACGCTAGAGAATATAGATGCTAAATCATCATCAACATCAACCAATACGCAGCTAGCAAACTGCTTAATATTAGTTCTTACGCCCGCCATAATTGGTGTGGGAAGATTAATCTTGAAAGTAGAAAAACACTCATAAGCCTCTTTTACATCTTTAATGGTGTGGAATAAGGCCATAGCTATTGCCATATAAGCAAACTGTGGCGTTTCATATATCTTGCCAGTTGCCCTATTCTTTACAAGATATTTATCTATTAATTGCTGTAGTCCAGCATATGTGAATAAATAATCTCTATCGTGATCTAAGAACTCTTGTATTTCTTCAATGTCTTCTTTAGACCACTTATCTAAAATTTGAGGATCATATATGCCATCCCCAACGTTATTTTTTAGGTGGTTATGTAGAGAGGGTGGGTTATCGTATCTTTCCCACAAGTCTTTTCTTAAAGACATATTCAATAGTCTAGAGGCGACATATTGATAGTTTGGCCTGCTTGGCGACATAAGGTCGTTAGCAGACTTGATTAGAATTTGATGAATATCTTTTGTGCTTATGCCGTCATCAAGAGACAGCTTGGCGTTCATTTCTATATCTGACCACGATACGTTGCTGATATCTTTTATCGCCCACTCAAGAACCTTGTGGATTTTTTCTACATTATATGCTTCAACGCTGCCGTTCCTCTTCTGAACACGCATATAGTATCCCCTCTAAATTGTAAGATTAACTAACCAACTATCAACTAAAAAGCTTTTTAAATAGTCTTTCAAGAACAAACTTTAAAACTACTGGAAGTACAACGTAGAAAAATAGGAATGTAATAATAACTGAGCCAGCTTGTATTTCTGGATCAGTCTTAATATTATCCATTACAAAGTTTTTGCAATCTCTTTTCAAATTTCTACGGTGACACGACGTTGTGTCCGATAAGCTTCCGCTTTGGTTAGCTATTGTAGCCCACTCAGAGGCATAATGCAAGCACTTGTTTGCTAAAATTTTTCTTTCTTCGTCTTGGTATTCTGAGTTGATTTCACTGTAGATATCGCCAAAATCATATGGTTGAGCCTGTCCAAAAAGAAGCTCTGTTGATTGATCGTCATATGAGAATGGAACGTCGGGTAAATATTTGAGCATTAAAACGCCCTCTTTTTGACCCAAAGAAATTCCAGAGATTCTGGCGGTTAGCGTGATGAATTTCTGCCAAGTAACCTTGGGCAAAGCGCCCGTGAATTTAAGAACAATATTGTCTTTTTCATCACGAACTATTTTGATATCTAGAGGATGTGGAAATTGAATATTAAAGTTCTTAATATTATATCCCATCTTAGAGAAGATCGCGTCTACAATATCTCTTATTTGTTGAACTTGTATTTTCATGTTTAGTTATATATTAGTGACCAAGAAAGCCCCATAAAGTATTCCGATATCTTTGTGAGTTCTTCCTGAGACAGTTTATGATTGTCTTCTGTTGTTATACTTTTAATTAGATCAACTAGCTTAACGTCTAAATCTTCATACTTATCACGTAATGAATCTTTAAAAAACGCAGAGGCCGCTAGAACATACACATCATTGATCTGTTGAATGTCGGCCTTATAATTAATAACACGTTTGGCAAATTCTTGATTGAAAATGGCAAACTTAGCTTTGTCCGTTGGGTCTGTTATTAATTGAGATACTGGCTTAACAGTTTCTAAAACGCTAGCCGATGGCTTATCAATGTTTAAATTTATTAAGTCTTTATCTATTGCTGGTCTATATAAAACTAAGCCACCAACAATTAGAAGTATGCCAACTAGCGTATTAAGATTAAGAAACTTTGTCATTGGGCTTAACCTCGTTTAGATTCAGAAGTGGAAATACTTCGTCTAATTTGTCTGATGCCGCCGTGAGATTGCACTTATCGCAACACTCTTTTAGTTGATACCAAAGAGAAATAATATGTAGGAAATTTTCCTCATCAACGCTTGTTGACGGCGTGGTATCTACTTTAGTTTTCTTGAATAGTGATGAAATTACGTACTTGGCATTTACAAAGTTGGATAGTATAAATAAAACACCAATGGCAATTAGGCCGTAAACAATATAATTCTGCATGATTAACCTTTCATTTTTTAACTGGTGAGGGAGCTTTAATCGAAATACCCCCTTTGTGGTGGTAAGGACACGGGGTTGTGTGCTTATCGCCATGTACTATTATACCACTTCCTTTGCAAATACACTTAGAGGCGTCGGGATTTGGCCCAAGAATTTCATCTGGTTTTGGGGCAACTTCAAATACTGCTTTTTCAGCACTTTCAAAAGAAGATTGAGCCTCTTTTTGCCACTCTTCAACATAATATGCGTACATATTGGTCACATCTTCGCCATTAAAACGGCAAAGCGGCTGATATGCGCACCCAATCAAAAATAAGCTGGTAATTATGAGTAGTAGTTTTTTCATGTTTATGTTCCTTATTCTTCTATATTATACACGATTAGCTATATTTGTGATATACTAATTCTAGATCAATAGGCGTTAAACTATAGCCCGCTCCGGGGCTTAAGCTTTCTATAAGACTATTAATAGCATCATATCTTACAGAATCTGATATGAATGGGCCATTGCCCGGTGACCACCAAGTAGTTAAAACCACCAATTGATTATCTATAATTAAGAAAATAGGATTTCCGCTATCTCCAGCAATTATAGTTTCTGACCAACTAGAAAATTGATTTGGCAATGGGTTTGGTTGTTGATTTAATAGATAGCTATCGTTGGCTTTGGGACTATAAAATTCAGCAGAAACGTATCTTACTCCGTCAGAAGAATTAGTGGCATAGCCACCAGAAAAAATTTTTAAAATAGCTTTTTCTTCTTGATCCAAAGAGACAGAATATAGAAAAGGGGTTAAGACAAAAGATACCAAGCTATTATTTTCTATCTCTAAAACTGTATGACTAATATAATCTCTAAAGTTTTTTGGTAATACTTTAGCTATTTTTATATTATTAGGAACGTCGCTATCTAATAATCCTATTGCTATATCTGTACTATCAGTAGCATAGCCCACAATCTTGCGACTTATAGCATTATTGTTTTCGTCTACAAAAATTATTGGAGTTCCACCGGGCAGAATTGATGTAAGATAGTGTTTGGCTTGTATAATATGTTTTGTGGTAATTAGTGTTCCAGCCCGCGTATTCCATGCCGCTCCGCTTCGCTGTGCTGGACTGAAACAACTTATATTACTTACTCCATTGATCCAACAGTTGGGATTACGAACCCAAATGCCAGCGTCTCCTACGCCACCATAAGGATTTTGGCTGGAGTATACTAAACTGTCTGTTGAGGGGTTTTTGTCTATTAATCTATTAGCAGTACTGGTATTAATATGTTGTGGTATAACATTTTTAGAGAATTTACTCAATATTTTATTTGCTAATAATTTATTTCCTTTAATATAGAATGGCATAGTTTTTATACTATTCCAAGAATTGAGGAACCGTTGATGCCTGTTTTGTAGGCGGGGGTAACAGAGCCAGAGATTCTGCTCGCGTTGTACGCCTGACCGCTAAACGCGCAATCTCCGTTAATGGCAATACCTTCCTGCGACGAGAAGTATGAAGTGTCGTTGAACGCGCAGTTGCCGTTGATGGTGCTGTCCCCCGCCAACCACGCACTGTCGTTAAACGTGCAGTTGCCGTTGATAGTAACTCCAAACACGATGGAGGCGCCGTTGAGCGTACAGTCTCCGTTGACAACCACAGAACCGCCAAGAGGATTGAACGCCGACGCGCCGTTCAACGTCAAATGCTGCCCCGCAGTTTCAAAAACCCACAGCGAGGCGTCGGCGCTCCACTGGTAGTCTGTCAACGTGAAACTAACTGGAGTGGCCGAAGAGAATGTGACGGCCCCCACAACCGTCCCTACTGGGGCCAAAGAATACGCGGAGGCCGAAAACGTTGCGCTGCCGTTGACGGTGCCGGAGTTGTAAGTAGCGTCGTTGAACGTCGCGTCTCCGCCGACGAAGCCGCTGTTGTAAGCATAGTCGTTGAACGTCGCTTCTAGGCCGACGGTTGCGCCGTTGGCGTTGACCGTATTGTCGTTGAACGTCGCGTTGCCGCTGACGTTGCCGGAGTTGTACGAGGCACCGGCAAACGTCGCATTGCCATAAACATAGCCGCCGTTGGAGCCGCCGCTGCCAAACGTCGCATCGCCACTGACGGTGCCGCTGTTGGAACCGCTGCCAAACGTCGCATCGCCACTGACGGTGCCGCTGTTGGAACCGCTGCCAAACGTCGCATCGCCACTGACGGTGCCGTCGTTGTACGAATTGTCGTTGAACGTCGCGCCAGCCCACGCCCACCCGCTTGAAGAATTGAAAGCGTAGTCGTTGAAAGTCGCGTCGCCGTAAACAAAATTTGCGTTCCACGAACTGTCATTGAACGTCGCGTCGCCGGAGCGGAGCGTGCCGCCGTTGTACGAACTGTCGTTGAACGTCCAGTTCTGCCCCGCTGTGGTGAAAACCCAATTGGTTGTGTCAACATTCCAACCGCCCGTGCCGTTGTTCATCGTGAAAGAAACAGGACTTGCAGAAGAAAACGTCACCGTGCCAGTGACGCTATAGCCCACTGGATTGCCCGTATACGATGACGCCGTAAATGTCGCGTTGCCGGTGATGGTGCCGCTGTTGTACGCACCGTCGTTGAACGTCGCGTTGCCACTGACGGTGCCGTAGTTGTCCGCGTCGTCATTGAACGTCGCGTTGCCGGTGACGGTGCCGTCGCTGCTGTTGAACGAATTTTCGTTGAACACCGCGTCGCCGGTGACGGTGCCGTAGTTGTTGTACGAACTGTCGTTGAACACCGCGTCGCCGGTGACGGTGCCGCTGTTGGCCGAACTGTTGTGGAACGTCACATTTCCCGTGATATTGCCAGCGTTGGACGAATCGCCAGTGAACGTCGCGTCTCCGGTGACGGTGGTGGTAATAGAGAAAGGATGGCTCGTTGTCAGGTTCGCTACCGTAGGTGCAGCCCCACTGTTGCTGGAGATGCTAGCCGTAGCGATCACATCGTCGGTGCTGGCTGGCAGACTCGTCGCCTGCACGGTGAACTGGTCGTCACTCCACCAGTTGCCGAGTTCTGTCCACTCGCCGTCTACCGCACCGTTGAAATACAGAGTTGCCATTTATTTTCTCCTAATTAATTTCTGACAGGTGGAACAAACAATTTTTCTAGACCAGCCTTAACATCAGAGCCAAGCAACTCAAGAATCT